GCTTAGGCGATATAATCAAAAACGAGATATCCGTATCGTTTGGTCGTAACGAAGATAACAAGGCGGCTGATTATGCCGAACTTGCGAAGGGTCAAGGGTTTCAACCGACACAAAAGATGAAGGTTGAACCCATGACTCTGAAAGCGCTAGTCCGTGAGCGTATTGAGGCAGGAAAAGAAATGCCAACGGAAATCTTCGGGGTGTTCTCGGAGAATAAAACTACAATAAAAAGGAACAAGTAACATGAACCAAGTAGCAACAAAAAAAGAAGGAGCATTGGCAACAAACTTATTTGAAGCTGATGCACAACAAGGTTCTCAAAATATATCGCAAGAAGATCTTGCGTTACCTTTCTTAAAAATTTTGGGACAACTATCTCCAGAGGTAAATAAAAGAGATGGTAAATATGTCGAGGGCGCAGAACCTGGCAAAATAATCAACACTGTTACAAATGAATTGTATGACTCAATATCAGTTGTGCCATGTCATTATAAAAGGCAGTATATTGAGTGGCAAGACAGAGGTACCAGTAGTGGTGCACCTGTTGCAATTCATGAACCTGATAGTGATATCATTAGTCAGACTACTAGGGGTAAAGACTATAAAGATAGATTACCAAACGGTAATTATCTTGATAACACTGCAAATCACTTTGTGCTAGTCTTAGGTGACAACCCACAAACAGCATTGATATCTATGAAATCTACTCAATTAAAAGTTAGTAGAAAATGGAACTCAATGATGATGGGTATTAAAATGCAGGGTAAAAACGGTTTGTTTACTCCGCCTACTTACAGCCACATTTATAAACTATCAACCGTTCAGATGTCTAATGACAAAGGAACATGGTTTGGTTGGGATGTTAGTAAAGTTGGTCCTGTCGAAGATAAAAATATGTACGATATGGCTAAAAACTTTGCAACCAGTGTAGGTAAAGGTGAGGTCCAAGCTAAACACGGCTCGGAAGAAAGCGAATCTAAAACACCATACTAGAATCCTAGGTAGTGGGCGTCTAAGCGAGAGTGGAAACGCCCACGTAAAAAGCGCTATATGATAGAAAGATTTAAAAATATATTTACAGGTTTAGAACGTGCACATGGTGTCACTATTGTTGAAGACACAAATGGTAATGGCACAAAAATAAAAGGTAAATCATTTGTAAAACGTCAACCAGTTACAGATGAACTTTGGCAAAAACATTTAGAGGGTAAAGAAAATTTAGGTATCATACCTATTAACGATGATAATCAATGTAGGTGGGGTTGTATAGATATAGATTCTTATGCAGGTTTTGATCATAAAAAACTTATAGATAAAATAACAAATATGAAACTACCTTTGATTGTATGTAGATCAAAGTCAGGTGGTGCACACGTATTTTTATTTACATCAGATTATGTGTCAGCAAAATTAATGAGAGATAAATTAGTGCAGATAAGAGCTGTGCTAGGTTATGGTAATTCAGAAGTTTTTCCAAAACAAACAGAATTAAAATCGCAAGATGATACAGGAAATTTTCTTAATCTTCCATATTTTAATTACAAAAATTCAGTTAGATATGCATTTAAAAAAAATGGTGAGGCTGCTACACTAGATGATTTTTTTGCATTACACACTTCAAATTATTTAGATCTTGATGCATTACAAGAATTACAAATAAAAAGACCAGAAACAAAATATTCTGATGGGCCACCATGCATTGAATTAATGTCAGAAAATAAAATAGGTGAGGGTGGTAGAAACAATGCATTGTTTCATTATGGTGTATATGCAAAACAAAAATGGCCAGACGGATGGAAATCTAAATTAATTGTTTTTAACGAAACTGCAATGGAAAAACCATTGTCAGATTCTGAAGTAGATATTGTTGTTAAACAACACGATAAAAAAGATTGGGGTTATAAATGTAATGATCAACCTATGTGTAGTTTGTGTGATAAAACATTATGTAGATCTAGAAAGTTTGGTATAGGTCAAGAAGTATTATTTCCTAATCTTACAGACTTACAAGTTATAGATTTAGAAGATCCATATTATTATCTTAATGTAGATGGTGAAAGATTAAAATTAGAAAGTGTAAAACATTTAAGACAACAAAGTTTATTTCAAGAAGCATGTATGGTGCAATTAAAAAATAGACCACCAACATTAAAAGAAAAAGATTGGGTTCACATAACAAACATATTATTAAACAATGCGGAAGTCACAGAACCTGCTGCAGGTTTACGTACTGAGGATCAATTACATAATCATTTACAAGAATATTGTTTAAATAGAACACAACTAGATTCAAAAGAGGATTTACCAAGAGGTGGTACTTGGACTAACAATGGTTATCATCATTTTGTTTTTGATAAATTTTATCATAATCATTTAATGCGTAAACGTTGGGATCTTGGTTATTCAAGAACAGCAGAGATGTTAAGGGAAAAATGTGGTTGCACTGATAAGAGAATAGGTAAAAATAAATTATCTGTGTATGTAGTAGAAGAGTTTGAAAAGAAAACAGAGGAATATAAACAAAAACAATTAAAAGAAGAAACACCATATTAATGATAAGAGAACAACTTTCACTTTGGGAGGATCCAAAACAAATTATTTTAAACAAAGAAAAAGTAGACATATCTACTTTAAGAAGTGATGAATTTAGAAAAAATAGTTTTGATTTAATGTCTAAAGGCATTTATTTTATATATAAAACAGGTGGTATTAATCCTTTTATGAAAGAGAAAGGTCCTATTTTTCCTTTTATAAAAAATGATGTCACAGGGAAAATAATAAAATTAGTTCCTTTGCAAAATAAAAAAGACTCTGCATACCCTTATACATTCGTAACTTCAAATAAGTTTTGTTTTAAATTAAATATGCACAAAATTGTAGCTTTAGCTTTCTTACCAAATAATAATCCTGAACAAAAAAATGTAGTGGATCATTTAGATGGAAATCATTTTAATTATTTGCCAGAAAATTTAGAATGGGTGTCTAGTTCAGAAAATTCAAAAAGAAGAAAATCCTTATGAAAACAATAGTATTAGGACCACCGGGTACAGGTAAAACAACTACATTATTAAATAAAGTAGATGACTATCTTAAAAATACAGATCCTGACAAGGTTGGATACTTTGCATTTACACAAAAAGCTGCATACGAAGCAAGAGATAGAGCAATAAAAAAATTTAATTTAGATGAGGATGATCTACCATATTTTAGAACACTACACTCATTAGCATTTAGAAGACTTGGAATAAAAAAAGAAAATGTCATGCAGCGTAGACATTATCAAGATTTTGGTAAAAGAGTAAAAGAAGAAATAAATTATGCAGACTATGAAAACGATCACAATGGAATCTTTACATCAGACAGTGAATATCTTCGAATAGTAAACCTTGCAATATTAAAAGGTATTACAGCAGAGCAGCAGTATAATTTAAATGAACATAACCAAGATTTAGAATTAGATAAATTAAAAATTATATCAAACGAATTACAACGATATAAAAAAGAACACAATCTTATAGACTTTAATGACATGATATTAGAATTTACAAAGTCAGATGTAGCAGTGCCAAAATTTGATGTTGTGTTTATAGATGAGGCACAAGATTTATCAAGAATGCAATGGGATATGGCAAAAGCTATCTGGCAAAAAACAACAGATTCTTTTATTGCAGGGGACGATGACCAAGCAATATTTAGATGGGCAGGGGCAGATGTGGACTCTTTTATAGCGCAAGAGGGACAGATGCTGCCTCTGCAACAATCATACAGAATACCTGCAAGAGTGCATGGACTTGCCATGGGTATTATAAATAAAATTAAAACAAGGATAAATAAATCTTGGAATCCAAAAACTCATCAAGGATCTCTTTCTAGATATGATGACTTTGAAGATATAAATATGTCATCAGGTGAGTGGTTGGTTCTAGCTAGAACTAAATACATGTTAGATAAATTAGAACCAACTTTGTATGAAAATGGATACTACTACAATAATAAATTTAAAAAACAAAAAGAGCATACACTACACTTAGCTGCTTTGGATTGGGAAAATTTATGCAAAGGTCAATTATTATCTTATGATCAAGTTGTAAGAGTTTATGGTTATATGAACATAGATAAAACAAAATTAAAAAGTATGTTAAAAGACAGCATGTATGACATCGATACTTTGAAAAAACATCATGGATTAAAAACAAACGCCGTTTGGTTTGAAGCATTTGATGCTGCATCTAGAAGAGAAGTAAATTATTTAAAACAAATGAGAAGAAGAGGAGAAAAGTTAAACCAAGCACCGCGTATAACTTTATCTACAATACATGGTGCAAAAGGTGGTGAAGCAGAAAATGTTGTGCTGCTTACTGATCTTAGTTTTAACACAATGAAAAGTTACGAAAAAAATCCTGACGATGAGAATAGATTGTTCTATGTTGGTGCAACAAGGACCAAGGAACATTTACACATCATTAGGCCACAACAAGATAACAAAGGATATGACTTATGACAGACAAAGATATATTTGATAGTGCATTTCCACATGATCGTCAGGTCGGAGGATCACACTACAAAGATTTTCACATTCAACCCTATGAATTTATTTCTAAAAATGATCTTTCATTTTTTCAAGGAAACGTCGTAAAATACGTTTGTAGATATAAAAATAAAAATGGTGTACAAGACTTAGAAAAAATTATACATTACTGTGAATTAGAAATAAAAAAGATGAAAGATGAAAATTAAAGTAGAAAAAGATTTTTTACCACAAGATGACTTTAATAAATTAAAAAATAAAGTTTTAGGAAGCAATTTTTTTTATAGTAGTTTTGTGGCTGGAGTAGGCGCTCATAATGATGGTTATTATTTTACACACACACTTTTTGAAGACTTTAAAATTCGTAGTGATTTATTTGATTTAGTAATTCCAATATTAGATAAAATAAAAGCAAAAGCTTTACATAGAGCAAAAATAAATTTATACCCTCAAACGCACAAAATTATGGAGCATGATCAACATCAAGATACAAAATTTAAATGTAAATCATTTATATTAAGTTTAAATACTTGTAATGGTTATACGAGAATAGGAAAAGATACAATAATACCATCCATAGAAAATCAAGGTCTTTTTTTTGAAGGGTATAAATTACATAACAGCACAACTTGCTCTGATCAGCATGTAAGATTTAATATAAATTTTAATTATTTTTAATATGATACAAAAACCAATGTTTAGTCCACAGGTAGAGTGGCTGCCACCAACAGAATTTCCTGATCTATCAAAGTACGATGAGATAGCAATTGATCTGGAAACAAAAGATCCTGACTTAAAAAACATGGGATCTGGATCTGTTACAGGTAGAGGAAAGATTGTAGGTATAGCTGTAGCTGTACGTGACTGGTCTGGATACTACCCAATAGCACATGAAGGTGGTGGTAATATGGACTTTAGAATGGTTCTAAACTGGTTTCAAGATGTCTTAAATACAGAGGCTAAAAAGATATTTCACAACGCTATGTATGACGTATGTTTTATTAGAGCTGCAGGACTTAAAATACAAGGGTCTGTCGTAGATACCATGATTGCTGGCTCTCTCGTGGACGAGAATCGCTTTCGATACGATTTGGGTTCTATGGGTCGTGATTATGTAGGAAGAGGCAAAAATGAGGCTGTATTAGCCGAAACAGCAAAGGAATGGGGTATAGATCCAAAATCTGAAATGTATAAATTACCTGCAATGTATGTAGGTGAGTATGCAGAGGCTGATGCTAAGTTAACACTAGAGCTTTGGCAAGAGATGAAAAAAGAAATTATTAGTCAAGATATAGAGGATATATTTAAATTAGAGACTGAACTATTTCCTTGCCTCGTTGATATGAGATTTTTAGGTGTTCGTGTAGATACAGAAGCAGCATACGAATTAAAAAATAAACTACTAGCAGAAGAAAAAGAATGCTTACAAATAGTAAAAAAAGAAACATCAGTAGATACTCAAATATGGGCTGCACGTTCCATTGCGCAAGTCTTTGAAAAACTTCGCCTACCATTTGACCGAACTGAAAAAACAAATTCTCCATCATTTACTAAAAACTTTTTACAGAACCATCCACATCCGATAGTTCAAAAGATTGCACGTGCAAGAGAAATTAACAAAGCACACACAACCTTTATTGATACCATAATTAAACATGAACATAAAGGACGAATATATGCTGAAATAAACCAACTTCGATCAGATAATGGTGGAACTGTTACTGGTAGATTTAGTTATGCTAACCCAAACTTACAGCAGATACCGGCACGGAACAAGGAACTTGGACCAATGATTAGATCATTATTTATACCTGAACAAAATTGTAAATGGGGTGTGTTTGATTACTCACAACAAGAGCCACGTCTAGTTGTGCACTACGCTGCATTACAAAATATGTATTCTGTTGGAGATGTATTGGATGCATACAACGAAGGTGATGCAGACTTTCACAAAATTGTAGCTGACATGGCTGACATACCAAGAGAACAAGCTAAAACAATTAACCTTGGTTTGTTTTATGGTATGGGTAAAAATAAATTACAAGCAGAACTTGGTGTTAATAAAGAAAAAGCTGAAGAATTATTTAGGCAGTATCACTCACGTGTGCCTTTTGTAAAACAACTAATGGATAGTGTCATGGCAAGAGCACAAGATAGAGGTCGTGTCCGTACATTACTAGGCCGTCTATGTCGCTTCCATCTATGGGAACCAAATCAGTTTGGTATACATAAAGCACTGTCACACGAAGCAGCACTCGCGGAACACGGACCAGGGATCAAAAGAGCATATACATACAAAGCTTTAAATAGATTAATACAGGGATCAGCCGCAGATATGACAAAGAAAGCTATGGTAGATTTACACAAAGAAGGCATCACACCACATATACAAGTGCATGATGAACTTGATATATCAGTTGAATCTGAAGCACACGCTGATAAGATAAAAAAAATTATGGAAGGAGCAGTGACTCTTGAGGTGCCAAACAAAGTTGATTATGAATCTGGCACTAACTGGGGAAACATAAAATGATTTATGGCATATTTAAACGCAAACATACCACCAACTTATGCACAAATAAGAAGAGAGTATCTTTATGATCTTAAAAAACACCATGGAGAAGTTGAAGACTGTATTGTCTTCGGTATATCAGCTCTTACTGGAAGGAGTATACTATGGCATGCTATCATGGAAAATGGTGCGATCTTCTATAGATTACCTATTACAGCGTTTATTCAAAGAGGATTTAAACCCGAAGATGTACCCATACGAAGACTTGATGAATTACAGCTCTGGAATTGTTTTAGCTATTATCCTTCTGTTCATTCTTGGGACATTTTAGAATCGCAAGCCGGTAAATATATCGGAAAAGATAAAAAATGGCACCCAGGAAAATATTTATTTACTATTGACTTTGCACATCCTGAGCCTAATATACTTGACACTGATCATTCAGAAATTCCGCACGAACACAAGTGCGCTCACATTATTGCTCTCGATGATGGCAATTTTGCAGCACAACCAAACAACAGATGTATATGGGATATACCTTCTTTCACGGTGAAAGATGAGACTCCTGATTGGAAAGTGCAGACCTCTGAGTGGAATGTAGAAGATAGTAGAGCATGGCGGACAGAAGATACCGACAAGTTCTTCTATGAAATAGAGGAAAAGAAAAATGATTAAAAGACTTTGGAAAAAAATTAAAACTTGGTTTTTTGGAATAAGAGACTAATGATTGGGGGTTGTTATGGACTACAGGTTCACAGCAATACTTATAATTTTGTTATGTTTGTTGGCGGTTTTTGTACGGCCACCACAGCCGTTGCAAGTTGATTCAAAAGATTATATAATCCCGCCACCAAAACCAAAAATAAATGACTAAGAAACCTTTAAACATATCTGAAGAGGCCGCTGTGCAAATGCCTATGAAGACGGTTGCCAGCCTGATCATAATCGTGGCACTCGGCACCATGGGCTATTTTCAGATTATAGAACGTTTGAATGTTGCAGACACACGTATACAGATCATGGAAAAAGATCTTGAAGAGAACACAGAATTTAGAATTAAGTGGCCACGTGGACAACTAGGATCACTGCCCGCGGACTCGGAACAGTACATGATGATCGAAGATCTTTATAAAACTACCGACAAGTTAAACAAACACATAGAAAACATGGCGTTAAACAAAGTAAATATTGAGTTTTTAAGAAAGCAAATGGATAAGGTGCTAGAAGATATAGAAAATTTAAAAGACGAGGCTAGAGATATGCATTACAAAAATGGTAATGGACAATGATAGAAACAGTAGTAGCTCTTCTTATGTTTTGGGATGGAGAGATTAAAGAACATCGTATTCAAGAATCCATGGCTGCGTGTTTACGTGCACGTCGTGTAGCAGAACGTGAATTTAATCCAAACATATCTTACAAGTGCATACGTAGTGAAGCAGAAACAGAAATATATTTAGGTGAAAAATCAATCAAAAAACTCCACCTCAAATAAGATTGCAAAATTTTTAAGAGATAGACGTTATCGTCAGATTGTGATAAAGAATAAGAAAGCTTATGACAGGAAAAAATTTCAAAATAACAGCAGAGATAGTTAACGGCATCTGTCCAACGTGTGATGAATACACACCATTGGTAGGAATAACCAAACAATTTTTTAGATGTTTAACATGTGGTTCTGATTTAGAACAAAAAGTAAATGGTGTTATAAGTTACATACCACATTTAACTAAAAATACATTACAATCAAAAGTAGATCAATATTTCGATGGCGAAGCGTAAATTTGTACATTTTGTACCAAGGCCAAAACCTCGCAAACGTCCGAGAAGACATACAAAAAGTTTAAATAAATCAAAGAAAAGATCGTATAAAAAATACAACCGACAAGGCCGTTGACAAACACTTATAAATGACTATCCTATAGTTATGAAAGAAAAAATAATAACATTAAAAATAAATGGTGCAGCACAGGGACAATGGTCTCATTTATTATTAGAGTTAAATCTAATGAAGAAAGCATGGAAATCTTATGGTGTTGACATAAACATAAAAGCATCTGGATTAAAAAGTGTTTTAAACTTTGGAACGAAAGTGAATGATGGATCTGATACTTCTAAACGACGGTCTGTATAGTTTAGTATCCGTCACGAAAGAGATGATGGCTGGTGTCGAGCTTCTTGCTGATGCTGATTGCTTTGATCTCTGTGACATACTACGTTTACACCTGACCACGTATCACGAACCATGGAACGTGCATGTAATGGAGGACAAGAGTGGAATTCTTTTTGGCTGTATTTGTAAGTAGTGTACCAATACTAATAGCTGTTCTCTTGCTACGAATGTGGAATCAAGAGACACCTACCCTAAAGAGGGATAAAAATAAGGGTAGGTAATGGTGAGAAGATTCTTGCCATTAACACAATCTAACCACGTTGTCAAATCGAGTCGTCAGGTTTACAAGTAAATTTAATATACATACCATATTTGTTGATATCTTCACGGCCTATCTCTTCTAATTTTCTTTTAGATTCTTCATACCCAAAGTGTAGGCAATCGTATTGTGTTCGAAATGTGTCAGGCCACGGATATGGAGGCATGCACTCATTTGCAACACTAGAACAAATTATTAAACTCATTAATATTTTCATTGACAATCCTATAATATCACCTATATATGGGTTATTAATATGAAAGGAAACAAGTCATGACTGATATGTCAAAGTATAAAAATGTTTCTCTAACAAAAGAAACATACGCTACATTGGATAAGTTATCAAAGGTATTATTGCCCGATGCCAAATTATCTATAGCAAAAACAATCGAATCGATTGCAAATGAGAAAGCGAAAAAATTAAATGGCAAAATTAAAAAAAGCTAGAGTTAAAGTAACAATATGTGAGACATGCCACGGCAATGGGTATGTTAGAGTTGCAAAATTAGATGGTGACCCTGCACTAGATTTTAGAGATAGAAGTGAAGTACACCAGTGTTGGGATTGTGACTCGGAGGGAGAATTTTATGAAGAAATTACTGATGATCTTATCGATGACGGTCCTTCTGACAGGCTGCATTAAAGATATAAAGTTTGATGGTTTTGATCCTGCAACGTCAATGGTAAGATGGATGTTTACACATGATTCCAGAAACTGATAGAGCATATATCGCAGGACTCTTTGATGGTGAGGGTAGTGTGCTTTTTAAACGTGGTGTAGAAAAGAAAAAGAAACACAATGGTAAAGGTTATCGAACAAGTAACTCGATGCGTATCAATATGGAAATAACCATGACTGATAAATCTGTGATACATTGGGTTCATGAAGTTTTAGGTTGTGGTACAGTCACACGTAAACCAAGAAAAGGTTTACGTAAAGATGGAACTAAATACTTGATGCAGTGGCGATGGCGTTGTACATTTAGAGATGCATACTATGTGTGTTTGTTAATCTGGCCTTGGTCACACACAAAGTTAGAAAAGATACAACAAATTATGGCACATTATGATGAAAAACAATTAGATAACGTAATAAATTTGGAGGAGTATAAAAATGCTAGACAAATACATATATAATTTTTTACATTGGATCATGGGTTGGTCAGGTAAATTAAATGCATGGGCGTGGCGTAAACATGTAAAAATTATAAGATCTAATCAAGAAAAAGAAAACGAAGAATATTTAAAAGAATTGAAAAAGAAACTATGAGTGATAAGGAAAAAATAAATGTTTATACATTTAACTGGGGACCTTGTGTTATAAAATTAAAAATACTTGATGAGTTTAAAAAATTATTATTAAAAGAAGCTAAAACAGATACCATAGATTTTAGAACTAAACTTGCTGGAATTATTGAAAAAGAAAGAGGATATAGTCCTGAGTCTATTAAAAAAGCTGTGCCTTACATGGCACAATATCTCGGTATATACGACCAAATGTTTGTTAAGTTTGTTAATAAACAATATGAAAAAAAACCAGAATATATTCTATCTGCTTTGTGGATAAATTATCAGGAAGCAAATGAATTTAACCCACCACACGATCATGATGGTAAATTATCTTTTGTAACATACTTACAAATTCCTGATGAATTAAAAAAAGAACACGCAGCATACAAAGGTAAAAGCTGTGGACCTGGTGGCATACAGTTTATTTATGGTGATGGACCAAGGGATTGTGTGGCTTATCAAACATTTTTTCCTGAGGAGGGTGATATGTTTATTTTTCCTGCGTGGTTGAAACATTGGGTTGCACCATTTCAATCTAATTGTGTTAGAATTTCTGTTAGTGGCAATGTACATGACTCTGCACCATTAAATAATATTGTAAATTTTGCTCCGGAATATTTGAAGAAAAAATGAAAATGATTAACTTGTTTCCAACCACTATTTATGAAAATTATTACGAAGGTGATCTGTCACCATACGTAGATAAGTGTATGAAATTAAAAGATAAAATTAAATGTGGTGGTAATAACTGGATAAACAAACCTTACAATACCTATGATACATATGACTTATTTAAGGATAAATTTTTTAAAAAATTAATTGATTTTTTTAACGAAAATGTTGAAACATTTAGTAAAGAAATAGGTGTAAAAAAAGTATCTATAAAAACAGGTTGTGGTTGGTTTAATTTATATAATAAAGGAGATAGTCAAGAGTTTCATGACCATAACTTTAATATCATTAGTGGTATATTTTATTTAAAAAGTAATAAAGATGATGCTTTTACTGTGTTTAAGTCACCAATAAATGAATTGCCTTCTGATAAAAATGATGAAAATAATTTTTATACTTGGAAGAATTACAGGGTCCCACCTGTTCAAGGTAAATTATTACTGTTTCGTTCAAACTTAGAACACTGTGTTGAGAAACAAATGTTTAATTCTAGTAGGATAACTATAGCATTGAATTATAAATGATGATGGAAGATAAGGACATTGAAGAATACCATAATATAGGTAAACCGATAAAGTTGAATAGTAAGTATACCTATGTCAAAGGCACACAGATCGAGGACCAAGGCTCACGGATCTATGATGTAAATGGTTATAGACTTCCTAGTGTAACTACGATATTGGGTGCCACAAAAAATCAACAATTTTTAAAAGATTGGAAGGCCAAGGTTGGAGAAAAAGAAGCTGAACGAATCAAGAATCTATCTAGTCGGAGAGGGACTAGTATGCACAAATTCCTTGAGTCTTATATCACAGGCGTTGGCTACGATGATCTTACAGAACTCGGACAGGCGGCGAAGCCCATGGCCGAAAAAGTTATTGAGATCGGTCTTGCACCGGTGGAAGAGTATTACGGCTCAGAGGTCACGTTGTATTATCCTGGGTTATACGCTGGGTCTACTGACTTGGTTTGCATGCACAATGGTATGGAAACTATTGTAGATTTTAAACAGGCCAATCGTCCGAAGAAGAAAGAATGGATTGAAGATTATTATTTACAAATTGCAGCGTATGCCATGGCTCATGACTATGTACACAAATCACAGATCCGTCAGGGTGTGATAATGGTATGTACTCCTGACCTATATTATCAAGAATTTAGGATCACGGACCATGAATTAAGGACCTGGAAACATAGGTTTTTGAAAAGATTGGACATGTATCATGACCTAAAAAACGACGAGAAAGAAAAAGCAAAAGTAAACATGAACCCGGAGGATTTTTTTAATGGAGCGTGAGATAGATGGATATTATTTCGATGGCGAAAAGTCATGGATTATGTATAAAGACGAAGAAGGTAACATAATAATGGAGGAATGGGACGATGAATGAAAAACTTAAAATGGTTCTAAAGAAGAGATACGAAGCAGAGATAGAGGACTGTAAGTATAAGATTAAATGTTATAGTGAACAAGAACTTATTATACCTGAGCATCCTGATATCACAGGTGAGGTTGATAAATTATTAGAAAGGATGTCTCAAGCAGAAGAAAAGTTGGCAGTAATGGAGCTACATTATGACAAAAATGAGGCAAAGACAGTACTATAAGTGATCTAAAAAGTTTTAAAAAAATATTTTTTTTTCGTTCAAAAAAAGTGTACTTTTTGTACTTTTGGTCTAGAAGTGTTGATTTTATTGACTTTAGGGTGGACAGATTATGGTACAAATCATGTTTTGGAGTACAGATTATTTTGTACCATCAGATGCCCTACGCGCGCGAGTTTGAAATATTTTGAAACTTTTTAAACTTTTTAGATTGCTATTAGTATGTTAGATACATATCATGCCTAGGAAAAGACGAAAAAGAATTGCAACTGATGGAGCTCCCGATATACCTTATCCGAGAGTCAGAGTGGAGTGGATTGACTGTGTCAGTGACTCTGGCTGGGCTACCGATAAAGAATTTGATAAAATGAAATTAGCAAGACCTGTTAATGAAGGTTGGTTGTATTCTAAAGACGATAAATCTATAAAATTATTTGCAAGTTATGATAAGGATGACAACGAGATTACTTTTGGGGATCGGACGATGATTCCTCGTCAGTGGGTGAAGAAGATTCATAAGTTATAGATGATGGAACGTCAGCAGAATCAGATGGAGTCACATCAATTATTTGTCCGTAGTCGTCTAAGATCTGTTTCATTTTTAATTCTAGCTCTTGTTCTGACATGTCCTCTAGTTTTCCTGTTTTTATTATTTTTCTATCTATGTACAGTCCTGCTGCTTTTCCTCTGTTTGCTTCCGCATTCACTGCAGAAGAGAATGATCCTTTTTTCAAAGCGGCTTCACGTAATCTAGCTAACTCTGATATATGTCCTTCATAAGTCACTTCATGCTTACGAAGTTTTTCCTCTTTTAACTCACTAATGTGTTTTACCACAAGTGGACATTGTTTTGGATTAGTTAATTCAGATGCTTCCTGTCTTGCACGCTTAGGACTATACCCAGCAGCAAGAGCTGCTTCTGTTTGAGTCATTGGTCCATCAGGTCCGCCAAATACAAGGAATTCAGCAAACCTTTGTTGCATTTCTGTTAGTCTTTTAGGTAGTCCCATAGTTGACAATTTAAGGTAACTATCCTATAAAGTCAATACATGAAAGATGACAGAGGAAATTTAGATTTAACAAAACAAATAGATAATTTAAAGCTTACAATTAAAATGTATCAAAACATACTACGTGACGCTCAAAAACAAATTTATTATTGGAAGAAATTTTCTTACGAGAACGAACAAAATAAAAATCTCTTGCAAGGTTATAAAAAAGTGATAGAGGATTTATCTAACAAGTTAAGATTAAAGAAGTCATGAGAGTACAAGACTTGCAAACTTTCTTGAGTCAATTTACGAAAGGATCTGATGCTATTAAGAATGCACAAATCTACGTAGAAAAAAATGGAAAATTGCATCAGATCAGAAGAATGGAAGTGCATGAACACGCAGTCCCAATCCTCGGTCACAAAGGTCATACTGCACATAGATTAGTTTTAAAAACTGAAAAACCTTCGAGTCTTATCTTGCCAGATAAACTTCAAAAGGACTATTAAATGAATGACGATGTTACCTCAAAAAACTCATGGGCCCAGAGCGTAAATTATATCAAAAAATTCGTAAAAATATTACCGGGATTTCGTGGATTAGACTTGAAAATAATAGCCTATTTGGTACTCCTGATTTATTGGCCTATAATACTTCTGGCCACTTTTTCACAGTAGAGTTAAAGGTTACTAAAGGTAACAAAATCCGATTTAGTCCACACCAAATTGCCTTCCATGTGAAACATCCTACCAATACATTTATCATGCTTGAGCACCTCGGTTCGGGTGACGTGAAACTTTTTCCAGGGTCCATGATCCAAGAGCTTGTGGCTTGTGGCTTGTCGCTTGATCCCTTATGCTTGGGGCTTGAGGCTTGTGGCTCCTTCTTCAGGAAGCTTGGCGCTTGAAGCTTGAGGCTTGTGGCCCTGACCAGGCGCACGCTCGCGCTTGCCGTCGCCAGCTTCTGAGCTAATGGCCTGATCAGATTTATTACGTAGCTTTCGTAATTCTTTATAATATTTTGGGTGATGCCACATTAATGTTTACCGTATGAAATTACTTTTACAGCAGGATCCCAACATTGTCTACAGTCTCGACACTCGTTGTCTTGAGCTGGTGCTGGGCAAGTGTGAAAACCTTGGTCCACCACCATTGAAGAGTGAGGCCACGATTCAGGCGCCCGCTGGTTCACCATGGGCGCGCTAAAACGTATGACTAAATTGTCTGGCTTGGCTGTCAAATGATCCTTTATCCAAGCTTCTCGAGTCGGTAACCAATGACGCTTTGCTGGCGTCAGTCTACAGACTTCATAAATTTTTTGAAGATGTTCCAGGTCCTGAACGTCGCCGCTGTCATGCCAGCGAAATACATTTGGCTTCTTGCTGTTGATCAAGTGGGCCATCGCGTCGACCCATCGCGGGTCCTTCAATGCTGCCAGCCGCCTGTATTGCGCATCCTGCACAACTTTAAAAACATAGCAGCCCTTCAGAGCGTAACAGTCATAACACACTGAGCCCGGGACCTTCTGAAGCTTGCCGCCGGTCTTGCATTCCTTGGCTGGTAAACCTATTGACCACCCAGGCATCTTGCTAGGCTTGCTCAGGCTGCCGCCAATTATTTTAAGTGCTTCGTTTGTTTTCATACTCCCTTATAATCCTATAATTTAATCTTGTCAAGCTTGAGGCTTGGTGCTTGCAGCTTGCGGCTTGCTGCTTGTAGCCGTTGGCCTCTAACCAGCGCCAGTGGTTTATTAAAATTTTTTGTTTTATCATAATTTCTTTCTTCACTTTAGGGCTGGCCTTCTTACTTCCAGCCCAAAAAGCGCCTGTCGTTTGGTGCGGAAAGGATGAGTAAAGCAACCTATACACCAAAAACTTTGGACCAGTCTCTTCCCACTGTGGCTTTCGACTGCAGTTCCCAGCAGTAATAGACTGATCCCAGGTCCAGCCTTAAAGATGCTCGAGACTGTCTGTACTGGACCAGGGATCAGCAGGGGGACACGCGTGCCCCTTGCCACTGATCCCAGGTCCATCTTGCAATACAATGACCTCTGCAGAGGCGCAAAATAGACCAGGGATCAGTTCTAGTTGTGGGTGTGACTAGCCATAATTACTGTTCCGACCACAACCAGAAGTTGTCCCATAGAATTAATTTTTTAATTTTAATTCTAATAACTTAATTTTTTTATCCAATATTTGTATGAGTTCATTATTGTCTTTAATCATCTCAAACAAATCTTTTATTAATATTAAAGTCTGTTTATCGGACATTTTAAAGTCATTTGATAAACCCTCAATGTTCCAACCATCAACAGCTTTAACTTGTTTATTATTTGTATTCATAAATCCAATATAATACTTGACTATCCTATTGTCAAGTGATAATTTAAAAATAATTTAATTAATAAGAAAGAGGTATAAATGACTACAAAGAAAATAACACTTAACGCAGATAAGCGTAAAGTTATTGCAAATCAATTTCAATCTTTTTACGAGGATAAAGTAAAAGATAAATTGGTACAAGCAAAAGAACAATACGACCTTATGAGAGAAAAAGCAAAAGTTGCTATTGAGAAAGTTGTAAGGTTTCATCAACCACAGGAAGATGTTGATACAATCAGATCAATGATCCAAAAATACAATAGAGCAGGTGGCGAGTTGTATGAAGATAATTGTTTTTATGTTCAACGACCAATTACTAAAGTTGATGATGAGGGTAGAGAGTATGACGCAACAGATGAAGTTCATATTAGATTTAATATGGGTAGAAATTTTGCAAGAGCATACTATCGTGATGAATTAAAATCAAAGGGATTAAACCCAGATTTTAGATTGTCTATTGGACATGACTATTCAAAAAGAAATCCAAAGTATTATAATGATGAAAGCGCAGTAAATACTTATTTGGGTTTTAGTAATTCATCTAATGAAGATAAATCTATAACTAAACCTGTTGCCAAATGGGAAGAAGATTTTAAACTTTGGACTATTGGTTCTAGTTATTGTCATTCAAGACAATACAAAGTTGATGAAAACACATTAAACTTTTTTAAGATGTACAATCAAAGTGCAGATAATGTAATTAAAGAACACGAACAAATGTACAGTTATGTTGAGGGCAAAATGCAGAAAGTAAGATTAGGTTTAAAATCTTATAGAACATTTGACCAAGCAAAAGCACTTGCAGATAAAGTTGGAGTTGTTTTAAATGAAACAATGTTAAACGAAAGTTCTAGTTTAGCACTTTCAATTTATTCACCAGAAAATCTTGCAAGTCTATTAGAGGACAAAGAAGTCTTAACTAGAGATCAAAAGATCGCTATTGCAAGACAACAAATGGCACAAAATAGTTTAAATTAACTATTGACAATGTAAGGGATATCCTATAATATCCCTTACATAACAGAAAGGTATAAATGACTAAAACATTCTACATAACTTATTATTCTAACAAGGATAAAAAGCACATAACAAGACAAGGCAAACATGATGATAAATCTAGATATGGAACATCAAAAAAAGGTGTTGCGTATTATGTCTATTATGATCTAGACGCACATGGTTATAGAACAGCAACAACAAGTTGGAAAGTGAGGCACTAATGGAATTGATTGCAAGATTAGTAATGGTGTTAGTTGGTTTCGCACTAGCACTATTGGGAGTATTTGTTTTTATACATTCAAACGATCACGCATTATTGGGAGTGTTAATTTCTTTTAGTGGTTTTGTCACAATCTTTGGGGGGTTACCACATTATGAGTGATTATAATTGGTGTCATGGTCCACGTTGCCACAAAAGACATACAACCACAAGAGTTCGAGGTGTCAAAGGTTCTAAAGTTTTAAGAACAATAAAGATCAATGTTAGTGGTATGTACCCACAGGGAGTATATAAATACTTTTGTGACCAGACTTGTATGCATGATTTTTTCTGGAAACACTATCAAGAGTTTATCAGACTACACCCAAGACCACAGGCTCTTGAAACACCGATCGAAGACCCTAAAAAAGTAACAAGTAATTATGGTTGGGTTCATACAGAAATAAAAGAGATTGACAATAATACTAATCCTTGATAATGTAGGATATATGACAGATAATAAAGACTACACAAGAAGAAACAGATTCAATGGTGAGACTGTTGAATTAACTCCAGAGGAATGCAAGAAGCATGATGATATATTTTATTACGAGGCTCTTGCAACATTAGAGGACGAGGCACTAGGCACAGGCGGTTCTAAACTATGGAACAAAGTACGAGCCAATTTAGATTGGTTTAGAAAACACAATGCCAAAGCTTACATGGTCTTATTAGATTAAACTCCTTGCCCTGGCGCTAACGCGCCAGGGGTCCCAGACCAAATCCAAAAATCGTAAATAAAAAAGACCCCCACCCCCTTTTTTTGTAGAAAGGGGTCCCACTACTCTAGGTTGTATTGCTTAATTTACACATTCGTGTATACTGAAAACATATTGGTACCATGGACTTGAATAAGGTAAATATAGAAAAATTACCTGCAGATGTTCGTAAGACCTTCAAGCAGATGCAACTTCTGCTTGCTGAAAAAAAGATACAGAATAAA